CAGCACAGTCTTTGCGGTGGTCTCGTCTTCGCCATACCATTTGACACGGAATTCCCAGGGCTTCAGCAAACCATTCCGCACATCCTGCCGGTCGAGTTCGCACTCCTGCTCTTTGTCGATGCTGTACGAATCCTCAAACTTGATTTCAATATCGCAGTTCTCGTCCACTGGCTGGCCGAGAAATTCCCGGCCAATGTAGAGAATTCCGCGCACCAGATTTTGCAGGGCGTGTTCCACTACAATGTAGTGCTTGTTCGCATTCTGTACCAGGTCTTGCCGCTCACCGGTGTACTGGGTGGCTGTTTGAATTGTACCGCCGTCAAAGCTGTAGAAGCGTGTGCCCAAGCCACACTTGAAGCTGAGATAGTCAAGTGCTGCCTGAATACCTTTGGTGTTTTCCTCCACGCGCAGGGTTGGATTGTACTCGTGCAGTGGCAGTTTACTGTCGTCGTCCAGACCGTTGCCGGATGGCACAGTGAGGAACAGCTGCTGCGCCATGTCGTCCGGGGTAATGACCACGCCTTTTTCATTCCGTCGGGTCAACGTCTGGTCGTAAAAGACCTTTTTGCCGCCCAGTTTGAAGTCCTTGACGAAATTGTTAAATGCAATATCGACATTTTGCAGCTCATCAGTGGCGTTGGCATAAACGGAAAGCCCCATCCCGTTGGAATAGGGGAGGTTGTTGGAAAGGTTCGGTTCGATGATGGAGAACCACGGAATCGCAGAGCCAGTGGAAATGACCGGTGCAATGCCTTCCGGCAGCGGAAGCGGGCGGAAGGAGCCGTCCTCATAGGCAAACAGCTCGTTGGTAATTGTGTACAGTTCGTCATTGCCACGGGTGTGCTCCTCCAAATAAATCTGATATTTGCCATGTACCAGCTGTACCGACGCGAAGGCTGCTTCGGTGATGTGTCCTGCCTGCGTGGAGATGGGGAAGATGTACGGCGCATCAAGATAAGTGATAGCAATATGCGCATCAGTGCCACGCAAAATCGTGCCAGAAGCATTGACCGGAGCATTCAGCAGCCGCAGCACAAACGCGCCGGTGCCGCTGTAAAAGGCACGTTCCACCAATTCGTTGCCTTTGCTCCAGAAATCATTTTCTCCCAACACACCAGTGACTTGCTTCGGTCCCTGCAGAAATTCACTGCTTGCTTTGTCGCCGACTACAATTTCTGTTTTTTCGTTTAATAAGATAGACGCCCAGTCTTCACAAACTTTCTTGGCCATTTTCATGGAGTACAGCTTGCGCTCCAGCTTGTGGTCGCCGTCCAGCTCATAGTAGCGGTGGAAGGCTTCCACATAGCCACACCACCAGGCTTTCCAGAGCCGAATGTGCTCATAATACTGTGTTTGCAGGCTTGTGCCATACTTTTTATTAAGATACTGCAAAATTGGTGCAGCTTCGATTGTGTCCATTATGTTTTCACCAGCTTTCGCATGAAGCGTTCAAACGAATATTCAAACGCATCCAGAATATCAATATCTGACGTGAAATCATCCAGCCGCTTGTCCTCACCCTTTTCCGCGGCCTTGCTGTCCCATACAGCGCCCTCTAAACCACGCCGCAGTAAATCACAGCCGCGCAGAAGGTGCAGCCGATCCGTGTTTAATAGGGTGTTGGTGCAGATGATGCGGGAAGTAATCGGGTTTTTGTCGCTGTCACCGACGGGGATATTCATCCTTGCCGCCAGCAGGGCTTTTCGTAAGGTGGTAATCAAATACTGCTCTGCACAGTCGGCGAAGCAGTATCGGATGTAAATGCCCGGATAGTCCGTTTGCAGCCGCCGCAGAAAACGAATCAGTTCGCGTGACAGCCGATCAGCGTCAATTTCTCCTTTTGTACCCGCAATGTGATAGTCCCGCAGCACGACTAAGCTGCTGTAATTACGCATCACAGCAGTGGCCACAAACGTTGTCAGGGAGCGGTTGCCGCCGAAGTCAATGCCGGTGCTGATAAAATCAATCTGCTGCGTGTTTACGGAATCAATCATCCAGTGTTCAGGGTTGTCAGCAAATTGCCGGTAAATCAGCCCGTCTGCCGTTTTCCACAGGCCAAGGATAAATCGGTCATAGTAAACGCCAGAATATTCTTTTTTCAAATTTGCAATGTAATCTGGGTCAAGATAGGGGTTGTCGTCAATCAAAAACTGCATGCAGTGCATGTCCAGTTCCGCACAACGGTCAATGTATTTGGTTTTCAGCCAGTGCTGCGGACTGTCGGGGTTCGTGGTAGAAATCAGCTTTGCACCGGGGCAGGAGAGGCGGGAGAGCAGCATGGAAAAGAAATCTTCGGTGAAAAGTGTCAGCTCATCGCAGTAGGCACCCTGCAGTGTTATGCCGCGAATTTTACTTTCGGCTCTGGCGTCATTAACACCCTCCAAATAAATAAGCCGCCCGAACAGGCAGCCTTCTTTTTTACTCAAAGAGTATGTGAAATTGTTTTTGCCGACCAGTGTTTGCAGCAGGTCCAGACAGTTACGGCGTAGGGAGGTAAGCGTCTTTGCCACCATCAGGTAGTTACCCTCCTGCGGCATCGTTGCCACCCAAAACGCCCACAGCACAAGACTAATCCAAGTTTTCCCGGAACGCACAGAGCCTTCCAGCAGGTTAATGCGACGAAGTTTGTGCTGCTGCCAAAGTGACAACAGTTCACGCTGCTTTTGCGAATACACTTTATTCATCTTCTTGCAGCCCCTTTATCAAGTCTTCCAGCTGACCAGTGTCGGAAGCATTGGCATCATCCTCGCCAATCAGGTTCCGCAGCTCCTTAACCGCCGGCACATCGCCAGCCTGTGCCTGCTGCATCAGTGCGAACACCACCAGCATTTTGTTGTCACAGCCCTCCGGCGGAATGCCGGCACGTGCAAGCTTGTTCCACTTGCGCCGGTCACTGACAGGCAAAGACAGCAGCAGGTCCGCGTACTCCCGCATGGTGCGTTTTGCACGGCGTGCGGCGCCGGAGGCTTTGCCACCTTTTGAGCCGATTTCTCTAGCTTCGCTCTTGCTTCGTTCACTCATGGGAATCAGATTTTTTTCATTGCTCACTACGGACCACCATCCAGGAGGCGACTTTCGCCCGGCGGCCAGACCTGTACCATGTTACCAGCTCCTTTTGGGTATAAAAATAGCAGCCCGGTTAAAGGCTGCTGAATCATCAAAGACAGGACTTATTGACAACGCCTGCCCGGTTAAGTAACACCCGCCGACTCGTACCACATGGGTAAATCGGTCAGGAAGTGGTGAGATACTCCGGTCACGTCCCGGCAGGCACACGCTATTGCGCTGCCGTAACTCATAATAGGTAGGCTTTATTCCGTGTGCTTACCGGTCACGGTCAGATTTTTATAAAAATCCGTAAAATTCCCTATCGCCAGTAGGTATTTAAAGTGATATTCAATCACAGGCATGGTGCACAGTGCAGGAGTCGAACCTGCGTCTACAATCTGCCGTTGACAATATCTGTGCATATAATAACGGACGTCACCGTCCGTTGCCGTCTGTTCCGGCTGCCAAAAAAGTATATTAAGAGAAGGATGTTATTGAGTCAGCAGGGTTAATGCCCCTGAACCGGCTCATAGGTGCCGCGGCATCATCCCGACGCGGCGGCGAATGAAAGGAGGATTGCGAAAATGGACCCGTGAGAATCCTGCTTCTGAACTCTCTATTATTCATTATAACGGGACATTCGGGGACATTGGGGGACATTTGTAAAAAATCTTTGTAAATATTTCTTATTAGAATCCGTACTCTTGCCCGTTCTGTATGAAACTTTAGCCCATGTCCACCCGAAAATATAATGCATTTTCAACAATCTTCTGGCCCGAGTATCAGACAAAGTTTCTACAAACTGCTCAATCTCAGCTTTCTGTGCGGTTAATGCTTGAATCCGTCGTCGCTCGGCATCACCTGCCGGTAAGCCACGAATCAGAATTGGGTGCGGATAACCACTGCTGCCGTCCTGCACGGTGTCGCCGACAACAGTATGTAAATATTCCTGCAGGTCTGC